CTAGTTCAGATGTTCTATCCCTCGAATTGTGGCCTCAGGGAACAGATTCTGAGCAACGATCGCCTTGCGGGCCGCTGCGACTTCGGGCACAAAGACCACGACTGCTAGGTCCTTCATTGCTCGCGAGCAACACACATAGAAGAGGCGACGGGTTCGATCAAGTACGGACTCTTCACCTGCTGCCAGATTGGCTTCGTCCTTGTCCGAGAGGGGGACGTACCCGAGATACTTGCCGTAAGAATACTGCCGGAAGCCCGCTTCCTCATCGTCGATTACGACCAATACGCGCTCAAATTGGGCACCCTTCACCCCATGATGCGTAGCGAACGGTGACTCCTCTGTAAAGTAGCGCCGGTAGGCCCATAGTTCGTCGACACCGCATGCCAGATAGGCTTGAACGTTCTCGAAACCGCTGCTGCCGTCATCCACAGGCTCTGCAACCAGATGTATGGCGAAGCGATCATCAAGGCGCAGCAACTCGTGATCTCGCACATGCGTCAAGACATCCCGGATAGTCGCTTGCGATCCTGCTGCCAACAAACCGAAAAGCTCGTCGAGCGCTTGCTGTAGCGCTGTAAGAACGGAAGCCATCTCTTGTTCTCGAAGCCGCGCTGGTTCAAGCCTCGGGCATTCGCTGCGCAAGGTCGATATCACTGTGAACCGATCACCCGCTTGCGCCGCGACAACTAGCGGAATTATGTGCTGTACAAGTGGACGGAGCGGCCAGGCTGTGCCATCGCTCAGCCCTTCACTCAGACTCATTGGAGCTCGGTCATTGAGCGCAGCATACAGATTAGGGAACCCGAGCCGGTTGGCCGCTATGCGGTGCACCAGTACAAGCAGGCGGACATCGCCTTCCCGCACGTCGCTTAGCCACAGACCGTCGCCGGTTTCGGTGGCCAGCCACTGCCTAACGGCCGCGAGGCGCGCACTGCGCTCCGTGTCCGCCGGCAGGATGAACAGATTGGAGGTGCCGGCAAGCGGGTGCTCGATGCCATCAACGGTTATCGTCCGACCACGCACCTGCTCAAGACCGTCGCCAGGGGCGCGGACTGCATTGATGACCCCAAGCACCGATGTCGGGCATCGGAAGTTTTCGGGCTTTGTGATCTCCGCCCAGCCGTCGTTCAGCGGGACAGCGCCAGCTCCGCTCATATAGATCTTCTGCATCGGATCTCCGAAGAACCCAACACACAAGCCAGGATGTTCGCTCGCAATGTGCCGTAACGCCTCGACGACCTCCGGATTGGTGTCTTGGCTCTCATCGACGAAGATATAGGGAAAGCGCTTAGCAACGAGTTGCCTCAGCAGCGGATGCGCTGCGACGCAGGCTGGGGTGAGTTTGAGGATATCGTCATGGCCAAGAATGCCCTCAGCATAGCTGCTGCCGGTGCCGTAGACGAACTTCTCTACTTCACTGATCACAGTTAGCTCGGCTTCTAGATCTGCGATCTCCTGTTCGAGGCGGGCCTTCGTTTTCGCCTGAGTCCGAGACTTGTCGTAGTGCGCGCGTCGCTCCGCGATCTTATCGTCGATGCGAGTGGCTACCCAAGTCGCGATATCCGAATGGAACGGCCGGATGACTGACCACAGGAAACTGTGGATAGTCGAGATGTGGAATAGCGGCGAGGCCCCTACATCGGTCGAAATCTCACCGACGGCGACTTCGGTATATGTAATGCAGGCGATTTGCTGCCCGGCGCGGCGCAGGGCAGGACCGCGGGTTTCGGCTAGGTGCGCGATAGCCTTGATCAGCGAGGTCGTCTTCCCCGACCCCGCACCGGCGACCATGACAAACGAGCGTGGCGGCGTCAGATCGAGACAAGCTCGAACATCTAGATCGGCTTGTGTGTCAGGACTGCCGACCCGGCTTGTCATGCTGCTACCTCGTTGGTGGCGGCCGGTGCATCTTGGCGCGCGTCTCCATGCGGCTGGTCCTCATGCGGCAGATCCTCGTCCGGTTCCGGCGGCGCAATCTCGGTCTCAAGCCAGCTCAGGCCCTCGGCAATATAGGTTGGGACCGACCAACTGCTTGGATCTTCGGCTAACAAGGCTAGCGCGAAGTCCGTCTTGCTGAAGCTCTTAGCCTGTACGCGTTTGTGGATGCGTTCCGCAAGCGTGGTCAGGTTCTTCTCGTCGGACTTGGCGATGCGGAGCTGAAGCGGCTTACGGTTCTTGTCTTGGCACCAGCCGAGATTTTCGAGTGCGAATGCTTCCTCCAGCGTGCGCCCGGCCAGCGCCAGAGTTTCTCCGCCCCAAGTGACATCGGTTCGGCACTGGTAGGCAACGCGTACCAAAGCGTCTTTGTCGTCCGTCCTCGCCTGGATCTTCTGCTCAGCCGTCGCCTCCCACAGGGCGGCGACCGCGTCGCATTTCGGTAGCCATTGAAGCAAAGTCTGATTGGACGTCGCCGCGCCCGGATGACCGGCTATGCACGCCTTCCCGGGCTTCTCCGCAGCCGCAGGCAAATCCTCCTCGTCATCGTCAATATCCTCAGCGGCAGCGTCGGCAGCCTGCGCGTTCTCGGCGACTGGTTCCGCGACCTCCGGTTGACCAGCGGGTGCCGCGCCCTCGCCATCCTGTCTCAGTGGACCGAACACGCTGTCGAGATCGGTGATGATGAGCGTTGTCAGTCCGAGAAACTCGATCAGCGTTTTGAAACGGTAACCGAACGCTCCGCCGATCTCTAGGACGGTGAGATAGGTCGATTGCAGCCGCGGCGCGGCATTGGCAATCATCTGTGGCAATAGCAACCGTTCGACATTGCCTTCGACTAGCACGGTTCCATCGGCGAAGAATAGATCGCAGTGCGCGAGTTTCAAATAGCGCTCGAGGAAGCTTCGGATGTCCGGATCGGTGCTGTCGTAGAAATCCGAGAGGTTGAGCACATCGGAGGTCGACACATTCTGTGCACGGCTTCGACGAAAATAGCGGATCGGCCGGAAGCCTCGTTCGTAAAGGATATGAGTCGAATGGGTCGTGACGACGACCTGGCTCGTATAGTGTGTGCGGTCCTCGCCCTTGAGCGCTAGGATGTCCATCACCTTGCGGATGAAGGCCTGTTGAAGCTGGGCATGGAGGTGCGCTTCGGGCTCCTCGATGAAGATCAGGTGGACCGGCGGACGGTTTTCCTCGATCGCCAGCCATTGAGCGTGGAGGTCGAGTAGCTCGACGACCATGAAGATGAGGTTTTTGAAGCCAAGACCGTTATACCGATCGGGCAAGGTAGGCGGATCGGGCTTCCCGTCATCGGCTCCCAACGCATAGTGAACGATCGCGCCATCTCGACCGCTCATGATCTGGGCAGGGTCGAGGGCCGAGCGGATCATCATGCGCGGGTTTGAGAGGCCCGGATAGCCGAGCTTCGACAAGCTCTTGAGCGTCGGTTCGAACACTCGTTCGAGATGCTCATTAAGCGAGACTTCGGACGCTGCGAGGGCGCGCAACGCTTCGATATCTTCGCCCTTCTTTTCGAGGTTGCGCCCGTAGAAGCGACTGAGTACACGGGAGAGATCCTCGGCGCGAGAGCCACCTGGGCCGTCCGAGAGATGGCGTTGTGCGTTCAAGAAGTCAATGTGGAGAAGGCCCTTTAAGATCTCACGGCCGCTCCGGTCGCGTCCGGTGAGCGTGGCCGGGTCATAGCCAGCCTCTGCCACCATCTTCGCATCGAACCGCGCGGGATCTAGTACGAAATAGCGCAGCTCATATTCGTCATGTAGCCTGTCGCGAAGGAACTCCCGCAGGTTACGTGGCGAGGGATCGAAGGCGGGCGCTCCGTCTTCACCCTTAGCGACCGCATCGAGCACGCGCCGGCGCACTTCGATATAGCGTGCATGCGTCGCCGCGGGATTGGTGGGCGCGTAGGCAATACGCATCCCAACCAGCTTGCCTTCCCAAGCAAGGCTGGGAAGAAGATCGATGACGCGGTGAACATCGTCCGGACCGATTTCGAACCAAACGTCGACTTCCATCGTGGGAAGGCTCGCCTCGCCATCGCCCTCACCAAACGCGACGATGTCGGCCCAAAGGTCTGCACTAAAGTCGTGAATGTTGAAGCGGCCACCGCCAGTGAACAACTGGAGTGCGTGCCCGAGTGATGTCTTGCCGCTGTTGTTGGCACCGACAAAAATAGAAATGTCGGAAGCAAGGTCAACTACAACATTCTTAAGCCGCCTGAAATTGCGGACAGCCAACACCTTCAAGTGCATCTGGCACCCCTACTCAGTTTGATTTTGTCCGAAGCTTCAGCGCCTATCCCAAAAGGCTTGCTCTCTTAGTGGATTCTAAACCCATCTCAAAGGATCGCCGGATTGGTCCGTAAAGGTAGATCTGCTGGGATAGGCAGGATGTCCAGAGAACCCGGGGCGATTCAGTGCAGTGCGCTAACGTAAATTGCCACCTTGAAACGCAACACTGCTGGGCCACAGGGCTTTTGGGATCGGCGTTACCTGTTGCGGCGATCGCAGTCTTAGCTCGCAACGATCCCGGTCCGGTTTGCTATGCAACGATGGATACAGCGGATTTTGCAGAAGATGTAGTAATCACGCGCCTTATGCCCACGCAACACTATAGATATATACCAAGATTGCGAAATACTGTATCGGGCGGCTGCAGCCTTCGTTGGCTCTGCATGGCAATGGCTGAGGCTCTGGCTTGGCTCTTGCCTCCCTGCTGGCTCCCCCGACAAGGATGAGATTGCAGCATGAGCAAGATCGATCCCCATGATCGCATCGACCTAACCGGCCCTTGGGCCGGTTTCGGATTCCAAGCTGGGCACATGTTCACCCCCGAAGGTCATCAGCTAGAGCCATGCGACATGACCTGGTGGTCCCTGACCTGCAACATTGCGCGGGAATGGCGACTGATGATGGCTGAGGCGGCTCCCCGGAGACCAGCTGCACGAAAAGCTTCGGCCACGGCGAAATCCAGCGTCATCTACCTAGCCGAAGCGCTCAGAATTCGCCGAGAACGAAGGTCCGGCGTGCGTGATCCCGGCCCCGGCGCCGAGACGTCCAATGTGGTCTACATGAGTCGTGGGCCGAAGCCGCGTCAGCGCGTGTAAAGCGCTTCCGTAGGGGCGCTGCCCCTACACCCCCAGTACAATGCAATCTGGACGTGATTGGGGGGCGTATGGAGCGCGAACGGCCTGAGTACCTTCCGCCGATTGAGCGGAAGCGTTGGAATTTCCCGTGGCTGATTACCGGATTTTTGACTCTGGTGAGTCTTACAACCATTGGCGTGCTTACGCTGGGTCGCACAAACAGTGCCTGGAGTGAGCGTTTTGAGGGTGTGCGGCGATCCATTGAGGCCGCTGAGCAGCCGTCGACGGCTAGGACTGAGCTGCCGACGGCCAATAGCCCGGTGCCGTCGGCGCTTCCAGAGCGTCAGCACGCACAGCCATCCCAGAATGCGCAGAATCTGCGCTGTATCAATGGAATGTTCTTCCGTCGAATTGAGGGGGGCTGGGAGAACCTTCCGGGCTCTCGGTGTGGCGATATCCCGGAAAGTACTGTCCAGTGCTTTGCAGGAAAGCCGTACAGGCAAATGTCTGCTGATGGAGGCTGGGTTCTCTCGCCGCGAGATCGCTGCCCGTGACGCGTCACGATAATCAGAAGGTCGCCGGGTAAGGTGGCGTCTCCGGGAACGTCCCCATTGGGCGTTTCCCGACCTCAACCAGCGCATGTGGTGACGGCTCGGGTGTCCCGGATGGCGATGACTGAGCGATGCCGCGAGCTGGGTGATCCTGACTCGACTCCGATTCCTGGCGTGGTGCGCGATACGGGTTGTAGGCCGGGCCATCGCGTGCGATCGCCACGCATACCGGTAGCGGAATCTTTGCCTTGGTGCCCTGCTCTGTGACACACGTGCAGGTGGTGTCCTGCTCGGTGGTGCCGGAGGCCATGCAATATAGCTCAGGTTGCGATTGCACGGTGCGATCATCGAAGGCGGGGGCAGACCACGGCTGAAACTCCACACGTGGTTTGTGTTTTTGCACGTATTCTTCGCGGGTGAGGGGCCGTGCCGCCGGCATGCCCGCGCCCAAGGGCGCCAGGGCCCCTGCCGCCGGCAAAGCTTCGGCCCCCTGCTCTTCCTTCTTCGCAGCTTGTGCGTTGGAGGGTTTGATCAGGAACAGCCAACCCAACCACAAGATGCCTATCAAGGCGACCGCCACTGACAGGCCCTGCCAGACTCGCTTCGGCACCTTGAACTTGTGACTGGCCGTGTGCAGCGTTGCGCTGCGATACCTGTCATAGAGGTTCTTCGGGTAGACCCAGATTTCTTCCTCGGCCTTGTCGCGAATCCGTTCGTCGTAGGGATCAGCCTGCACGCGGGTCCACGTCAGAACACCAGCCCGCTGCATGCCAAACGCACGATTCATGTGGGTATGCGAGCCGATCAGACTGCGCACCTGGTGGTGGATCTTGCTGGGCCACTGGGTGACGAACACCAGATCGAAACCGCGATGCCGGTGCGTGGACATCGAGCGAATGCGTGGATCTTCCGATTCACCCGGCTTGCCGGTGGACGGGAATAGCCTGCCATAGCGCTCCAGCCCCTGAGTGTTGCCATCCGAATGCGCTTCGTCGTACAGCACGAAGGAGCCATCGGGAAGCTGGGTCCAGTCGTTGTGATCAGGCAGCTTCTCGAACCACGGGAAGGCGTCCGGATTCTCCTCAGTGGTTGCACCTGCGACGTTGGTGAAGAAGCGTCGCGGCTGCGCCTTGCCTTCTTTGACGGCCTGCTGGTTCTGCTCGTAGAACTCCTGCGCCATGCTCATGGCGCGCAGGGTCTTGCCGTTGCCGGGCTGGCCGGAAATGAGATACATCATTTGGATGCGGCCTTCTGAACTGCGACTTTGCCAGCGTCAATCACGACCTTGGTGACCATGGCAGAGCCAACGATGGTGATGGCCTCCCCTGCCCCTGCGAGCAGCAGCACATTGGCGAGGTCGCCGGAAATGCCGCCCCAGTAGGAGACGACAAGGTTCAATGCTGATTTGACCAGCGGAAGCAGCGCGGCGCCGGTCGCAAGCCCGAGGCCCGCGCCGGTCAAAACACGTGCGAGAGAGTTGCCCAGGAGCTGGACAAGGAAGGCGGCAAGCCAAGGCATTATCTTCTGAGCCCCAGAACGATGTAGGCAGCAACGATGGCCGCGAATGCGATCACCATGCCGCGGATGTACCGAGAGAAATCACACAGCGGCTTGAACTCGAAAACCATGGCGGCGCTGTAGCCGCCGAGCGATACATTGATGGTCCGAGGTGACGGGCAAGACCCACCCCCTAGACCGCTGGACCACTGCCCTTGGTAGCTGCCGGGAATGGGGGGATCCATATAGGGCATCGGCACATCGCCCGGATACTGCGGATCGCCCGGGAGGCTCGGATTCTCTCCGCCACCGCCATCACCATCGCCGTCCCCGTCGCCATCTCCATCCCCGCTACCACCGCCGTCGCCGCCGCCGTCACCACCCCCTGAGTCGCCGTCCCCTCCCCCATCGCCACCGCCGTCACTACCGCCACCGTCGCCATCACCTCCCCCTGTCTCCCCGCCAGTGCCGCCACCATCATCGCCACCGCCGTCGCCAGCGGGCTTAGGCTCAGGCGCGTCAGATTCTGTGCAGGTGCCCCCGGTGGGCGTGTAGCTGAAACCGGCCACGCCAGCCGGATCGAGTGCGCTGGAGTACATACAGCCCCTGTGGCAAGCATTGACCGACGCGGCAGTGCTACCACCCTCCCAGCCAAACTCTTCAGGACGTGCGCTGCACTTCGTCTTCCAGCCACGCTTGACGGATGCATATCGCCCGCTAGACGCATATGAAGGTCGGACAAAGCCGACATAGCCATTGCCCTCCTGCTCAACCATCGGGTTCCAAGTAAAGCCGCCAGCAGCGTTAGATCGACCAGCCTGCTCAGTAGCTGCAGCCCAGGCAGCTGCATAGGCTTCGCCCTCATCATCGCAATCCATATAGCCCACGTCCGCGCTGGGCGAACACACAGCAGCGTGCAGTGAAGGAGCGAAGAAGTAGAGCGCCGCAACCAGTGGCGCCAGCAGGACACGCGTCATCTAGTCACCGAACGCGATGTAGAGCGCGGCACTGCCGACGCAGAGAACGAATAGACCGAGCATCATCAATCCCCCATTGAAAGGGGCCGGATTGCCCGGCCCCGTTGCTACTGCGATCAGCCGAAGATCGCAGCCTTGAACCACTTGTAGCCAACCGCGATTGCGGCCGGTGCCAGCTTGGCGGTGCCGATGGCAGCGACACCCGCTGCCAAACCGGCCAGAACGGTGAGTGCAGCGCTGTAATCCAGATCCATGATGATCCCCTTGCGTAGTTGAGTTAGTTGCGAACGGACCTGCCTAACTGCTTGTATGCCCATGCCACGGCGAAGCACACCGCAACCATGGACAACAACCCCGACACCTCGGCAGTGGTAAGTGCGGGGATATCGGTGCGCGGCACGAATCCAGCCTGCTCACAGGTGCCAGTCTGTTCGTTGAATTGCAGGCACTCGTAGACGTACCGCGCCATGACTTAGGCCTGCGCTGCCGGGCGCGGTGCAGCCTTCTGCAGCGGGCGCAGCACGGTGAACTTGCTCAGGGTTGCAACGCCCTTATTGACCTGCAGCATGGCTGGAACATCCAGCTCGTATTCGCCCGCCTGATAGCCGGGCTGGCCCTTGTCCAGGCGCACATCGAACGGATAGGCGAAGCCATCGGCCTCCAGCTTGCCGCGCTGCTTGCGGGTGGTGAACTCAACGTTCTCGTTGCGGTCGTTGGTGAAGCTGCCGCCACGCTCGTTGATCTGCGAATCCAGTACGGTGACCTTGATCATTTCGTTACCCCTTGGAGGTTGGTTGTACGGCCGCGATTTCGGGCCAGTGCGCTGCTGTGTCACCTGTGACCCACTTCGGCAGCGATGGCGAAGTGCAGGATTCGATAACCGCCCGCAGTGACTGATCGTCCGGGCAGTTCTTGGAAATGAAGTTCAGTGCCGCGCCGTACTGGCGGCGGATGTGGCGACGAACGCTCTTCCACGTCGCTTCAACAGCGGCTTTCGTGATTTCGATGCGCGTGGCAACGCAGCGCAGAAAGGAAAGGACCGGATAGGCACCCAGCAGGTAGGACGCCGGATCACGCAGAATGTCGAGCGGCAGTTCCTTGCGGTTGGAGGCGCGGAACTGCGCCTCATAGCGCACCCACGGCGACGCCTTGTCGCCCTGCTCCCTACCCTTCTCGTAGACGCGCAGCTGCTTTTCCGACTTCTTGCCGCCCACGTAGAGGGTCTTGCCGTCACCGCTGTCGTAGTCGTCAACCAGCTGTGCCTTGGGGCGCTGACCACGGTTGTCGAACTCGCCCTGGGCGTACCACTTCTGTGCGAGGCGTAAGGGGTAGTTGCCGACAAGATCATCTGCGCACACGTCGACACGGGTGATTCTGCCGCCGCAGCTTTCGAGCTTCGCTCGAAGCTCCAGCCACCGCTGCGCATGGCCGCAGCGCGCTGCTGCTACTGCCCTACACCCATCGCCGGTCAACTCAATTCGGGCGGTATAGGTGCCATCAGCACGGCGGCAGTTCTCGCCGCCAAGCTCGATCATGCCGACGAACTTCTTTTCGGCGTTGAGGATCTTGATGCGCCACAGGTAGAAGCGCCCTCCCCCGGCTACTTCGTCCAGTTCCAGTCCCAGCCCTGCGAAGAACCAGCAGAAGATCTGCAGGGCGACAACGCGGGCATTGTCGGGGCTGAAGTCGACCCACTGCCGGATCTCTTCGTATGAGTCGCCCTCACGGAATGCCAGCTCGTTCAACACCGCGAGCATGTCTACAGAGGCGGAGAACCAGTCAATGCCGACCGTCAGGGTTCCCTCGGGGTTCCTGAATTCACTGACTCCCCTGTTAGACGAGGGGAGTCCCGACCCAGCCACCTCCGCGCGATCACCGGCCATTGGAGCGATCCTTGCCGAGCTTCCACAGGCGACGAAGCCCCAGCCATGCCTGCTCGATCACGATGGAGAGCAATGCCACTCCCAGCCAAACGGCGATGAGCGCGGCGCACCCCGCAAGACCCATATCGAACTCCACCAGTTCGGCGAATGAGGGAAACCTGCTCATGCGGCGCGCTCCTGCTCTTCGGCATAGCGAGCGGCGGCCAGAAGATCACCGCGCTTGGTGGCGGCAATCTCAGCCTTTGCGAGTGCGATGACCTGGGCTTCGCGTAGCTGCTGCGCGGCGGTGCAGTCACGCCTGTCGAGCAGCCACGAGACGATGCGAGCGCCGCCGATGGAAACGGTAGCGATGGCCCCTAATAGGGCAAGTGCGAACAGAGGCTCGGTCATGCCAGAATCCCCGGTTGAACAGGACCGCCACAGGGGGTGGTATGGACGCGAAGGATCAAGCTTCTATCAGTCGGTGGGATGCAGGAGTGGCCTGCGCAATCTCCCTTGGTCTGGGGGGCGTTTTGATGGCCGTGGTGCTGATAGGAAGCGATATTCCTCTCAAGTGCATTGAGGGCGGGAACGCCGCTGACTGGCTGGCTGCTGCCGGTGCATGGGTCATCGGTTTGGCGGCGGCGTACTACACGCGCCAATCCCATGTGCACAGGGTTGAGGAGGCTGAAAGAGAAGCTGAGCGGGTTAGACGGAAGTCCATTGCGCTTCTGACTGCGACGTTCGGTGCAACGATCAAGATCGTCGGACTTGATGGCATGGTCAGGCGCTTCAAGGAAACGATCGAGGGTGATCGACCCATGGCCTGGCAGTTCGAGAACTTGATGAACTTGATGGATCCGTCTATCGGAGACATCGTTCTTCCCGACGACACAATGGCTCTGCTTGACACGGAAGCAGTGACGAAGCTGGCGCTGATCAATGGAACGCTGGGGACTTTGCGTCAGTACATCTGGCGAGGCCGAAAGTTCTTCGATGGATACGCAGAGAGCATGCGTGGGCCTGTTGACGATCCCGACGCCGCTCTTGTCAACGAGATCTACAAGGGCGTTGAAGAGGTGATGGAGAATCGAACTGCGTTCGCTGAATTGGTGGTCAATGTGATTCAAAGCTTGCGCCAGCCTCCCATCAAGTAG